TTCAATTCAATCTTCATTCTTATAAGTTGTTGGATGAAAATTACAATACTCATTAAACACAATCTTACATTCTTTGTGTGTAAGATTACAATACTGTGCTGCTTTTGGAAGGTTCCACTTAGCAGCAAAAAGCATTTCCATTGCTTCTCTTGTTTCAGGTTTCATTTAAAACTACACTCCAAGATAATCAACTATAAATTTTTCATAATCTCTTTTTAATTCAGTTAATGATATTCCAGTTTTATCTGGAAGATTTTCAACAGGAATCATCCAAACTTTATCATCCACAATACTAATAAAGGTCATATAATCTACTATTTGCTTATAATGAATTTTATCTCTATGATTAGTAACAAGATGAAAAGTCATTTTATTAGTTTGTGATGTTGATTTTACTTGTACTCTATCCCACAATTTACCATCTTTGGAGACCAAAAAATCAAATCCCCAAATATCTTCAACTGGTTTAGAAACTTGATATCCCTTAACCATCATTAAATTTTTAAATTTATCTTCACATAGTCTACCAAGACCCTTCCTCAAAGTTGCAATTTTAATATCTTCGGAATTAAATAAACAATTTTGAAGAACTTGATTTGTACCAATTAATTCTTGATATTTAATTTTGGCTTGTTTAATTGCTTCTTCTTTATATGAAGTGTTCAAAGATTTAAGAACTCTTTGTTTCCATCCAGGTTTTTTAAGAATTTTAATATACCAATGCGGTTGCCCATATCTTTTAAAAATACAAGCATCTGGGTCATCATTAAAACGTTCTTCATCTTGAAATACAATTTTCATTTGAAAGAACACTCACACATAATTTCAGTTAATGCTGCTAAGAGGTTAATTTCTTGGTCAGCCACGAACGCACATTGGTATTGGTACTTAGCAACAATAAGAACGGCAGCAGGGATAGATTGGGGTGAAAGGCAATCATAACAGGCGTCATAAACCCTGCGAAGAACGACACCAGGGTCGTTATCCAAGTTGGAGACCACCCACTTTCGGACTTCAGAAAAGTTTTTACTTTTGAGATGAGTAATAAGGTCATTTACAGCAACATCAGAAAAAGACGCAAGAATACCACTATCTATTTCACCACTAACAGAGTACCTTTGGCACTCATTTAGAACTCTCCTCCAATCAGGAAAGTGCTTATTGATTAATTCCGCAAGGACTTTTGGATCATATTTAATACTTTCTTCATCCAAGATTTTTTGAAGACGCTTGAAGAAGGATCCTGCCAACTGGGCTTTTTCTTTTCCTTTGATACTGAACTCAACAACTGCACATCTGGAATGGAGAGGTTCGATGATTTTGTTTTTATAGTTGCAGGTGAAAATGAATCTACAGTTGTTATAAAACGTCTCAATATTAGCCCGTAGAAGGAGTTGTACGTCGTTTCCTGTGTTATCTGCTTCATCAATAATGATGACTTTATGTTTACCAGTTCCTTGAAGTGAAACGGTCGAAGCAAAGTTCTTTGCTTGGTTCCGTACCGTGTCCAAAAATCGTCCTTCGTCAGATCCGTTAATGACATAATAATCTACTCCTAACTCATTACATAATGCCTTTGCTACTGTAGTCTTTCCTACTCCAGGAGGACCAGCAAGAAGCAAATTTGGAATTTCACCCTTATTAAGAAAATCACTAAATGTTTTCTTAATATTTTCTGGAAGAATACAATCTTCAATAGTCTTTGGTCGATATTTCTCGACCCAAATAAAATCATCACGCATATTCATAAATCCAATTTGGCATTCTATTAGGAAGTTTTAGGTAATTGTCCTTTACCCAAGGTTTAGATGCAATATATTTTTGATATGCTGTTGGAGTATCAATACTAGCATCAAATTTATATTCATCAGGCATAGCACGAGTAAAAGATTTTACATTCTTATAAATTTGAAGACTTTCTTGTGAGTTATAAAGAAAGATAACTTCTGCTTCTTGAAGACTATCAAAGCAAGAATGCACTTTACCATAACGATGCCGATACTCATTACAGAGAGCATAACCATGCCGAATTAACCAGGCAAGGTTTTCATAACTCTCTGCTGCCCAAACAGTGCAAGGATGATTTCGGAATGCTCCCTTTTCAGTACTATAAGGGGTTCCATCCTTTTTAGGAATAGTACCCCAATTATGATACCACTTGGAGTAGATGACGGAAATCATTTGGCAAGTTTCTAGAGGCATTTTTACAATATGCTTGTCTGGGAGTGACACAGCAGAAAGCACAGGACACTCATCAGTCACAAAAATATTCATAATATAAAATAAAAAATCAAGAAAAATTGGAGTCTGGTTCCAAAGCAATATAATAGGTCAAATTATAACGTTCGTTCGTGAACTTGGACAGAAGTTTTTCTGACACAACCACGTCATAAGAACCAGGAATAATTTTAATGTTCTCAACCTTAAAGTTGAAAGTAAACTCTTTATCTGTCTCACCAACCACAATAGAGTATTCATTAGAAGTATCATTCTTCTTATCACGAACAACCAAACGAATCACACCTGCTTCACCAACAGCAGAAAGGTCTGGAAGTTGATAAACTGCTGCTGCTTTAATGAGTTTATCGAGTTGCGAGTGTTCTAGTTGAAAGCAAACATCACTAGAAGGAAGTGAAATTTCTTTTTCTGGTGGTGATACAATCACTTCTGGGTCAGCAAAGAAATACTTCACACGACGTTTTCCTTCACGAATAATTACGTGTGAATCATTTTCAAAATCAAGGTCTGGGTCTTGATGTAGTCCCAATCCATTTAGAAATTGATTGAGGTCATAAATCGCAAAATCTTTTGCGAATTCTTCTTTGATTTCTGCTTCAGCAAGAATATTTTTCATCACAGAAATAGTGCGAAGTTTAGAACCTTCCTTAACCAAAATAGATTGATTGATTGAAGCAAAGTTTTTTAGAATGGTAATAGTAGACTCAGAAAGTTTCATAGTTTGAGGTTTTAATTTCACTTGTTTTCAACGAGATTTAGATGATTAATCAAAAGAATAGTATAGTGCAAAACTTTAAACAAGTCTGCTCGTGGCGTTCCTTTGGTATCATAACGGTCAGTATACTTGGTTATGTTACCAGCACAAAATCCTTCACGACGATTGTGTTTAATCTTATCAAGTGTTTGTTCTGTTCCACCACCAGTTCTATCAACATAGTGTTGACCATAAGTACCAGCAATATATTCTTCAAGTTGTTTCAGGATTTTATCTTCATTGTATTTCCAAAAACCATTAGCATTTGTGTCAGGCATAGTAATAGTAAATTCAGAGTAAGTCATAAAAGGCACATTTACCTCAATCAATCATACCAAAGTTCCAAAGGTTAGTCAATCATTTTAAGTAACGGACCAATCCATGATTGTTCGAACTTTTTGATTATAAGACCAAACTGATTTTAGCATATCTGCATCCACCCCATGCGTTTCCATCTGAACTATCAGAGAATTCAAATCTTTGGGAAAGCAGGTTCCTCCAAATCCACGATCATTATCAATACCAGGAACTTGTGTATGAGATTTTCCAATTCGACTATCAGAGGTAACACCATCGCAAACAATATTATAGTTCATACCTACTGCTTCACATAGGTCATACATTTTATTGAAGTATGCTACTTTACAAGCAAGAAAACTATTTGCAAAATATTTAATTGCTTCACTTTCATCGGAACTAGTTATAACACTTGGAATTTCTGGAAATATAGTTTTAAAGAAATTTGCAAACTGATGACAAAGATTTTTATCTCCACCAACAACATTTCTTTCAGAATTTCTAAAATCTTCAACAGCATTTCTAGCAGTTAAAAATTCTGGATTATGAATTACTTTATATTTTTTAGAATACTTTTTAGTTGTTCCAATTGGAACCGTCGATTTAATAACAAAGATACCATCAACAACTTTTGGCAAATTTTCAAAAAAACTATTTAAAATTGAAAGGTCACATTCTCCTGTCGATTTCATTGGAGTCGGTAAACAAACAAAAATAAATGTTTGTTCCAATACTTCATTTAATGTGTTAAATGATTTATTTTTATCAACATCAAAAACTTTACAAGTTATCTTATCTCTTAAATTTTGATAAACTGCATTTCCAACAAATCCATTACCCACAATTCCAATCATAATACTACCTTACTAAATCCTTTAATTTTATCAAACTTTATAACTTTGTCAAATTTATCAATCAATTCGTCTGTCTTATGCGAAATTACAAATATATTAGTATCTTTTATAACATACTTAATAATTTTTGTAAAATAGTCTGTTCCCATAAAATCCAAAGAACTATCAAACACTTCATCCAAAATAAGAAGATTGGTATTGACTGAATTTTTC